ATATCTGCGTGATGTAATGATGCGTTATCGCAACAAACTTGTTTATGATGCAAACACTGGAGAGATTCGTGATGACAAAAAATACATGGCGATGCTTGAGGATTTCTGGCTTCCTAGAAGAGAGGGAGGACGTGGTACTGAAATTTCTACTCTTCCTGGAGGTCAAAACCTTGGCGAAATTACAGACATTGAGTACTTTAAGAAAAAGTTATACAGATCACTCAACGTCCCCCCGTCTAGAATGGATGGCGAAGGCGGATTTAATCTCGGTAGATCCTCCGAAATCCTCAGAGACGAACTGAAGTTTACTAAGTTTGTTGGTCGTTTGAGAAAGCGTTTTTCTCAAATGTTCAATGACATGTTGAGAACTCAATTACTCTTAAAAAATATAATTACTCCAGAAGACTGGGAGGTAATGAGTGAGCATATTCAATATGATTTCCTGTATGACAATCATTTCTCAGAACTGAAAGAAGCAGAACTGATGAATGAAAGACTGTCATTGGCAGCAACTGCAGAAGCTTATGTTGGTAAATACTATTCTCAGGACTATGTTCGCCGTAAGATTCTGCGTCAAACTGATATTGAAATTCTTGAGCAGGATAAACTGATTGAAAATGAAATTAAAAAAGGTATCATTCCTGATCCAGCAACAATTGATCCTGCAACTGGACAACCACTAGATACAGGGGCAGGTGGAGACTTAGGGGCACCAGTAATGGAACCTGAGATCGATGGGTCTCCAACAGAAGCACCAGAACTACCTAAGGGTGGTGAAATATAAATAAAATTAACCTTTTTGTAACATGGAAAACATGGACGAACTTTTAGATATGATGATTACTGACGAATCACCATCACAAATTAGTGATAAAATCAAGGATATGCTGTATTCAAAATCAGCATCAAGAGTGGATGCAACTCGTTCATCTGTGGGAAATGCACTCTTCAATGGGCAACCAGAAGAGGTTTCTGATGATGAAGTAGAGACCAGTGATGGTGTTTAATATAAATAAATTATACTGAAAGTTAGGAAAGATGAAAATCTTAGGAACTGCTGCTGCATTATCCGGAACAACACAATTTAAAACATCAACTGCTGTTTGGGTTGCAAACACCGATGCTACCACAAACAAAACAGTAACTCTCCGTAATACGGATGACGATGCTAATTTGGGTACATTGGTTGTTCCAGCAGCTAGTGGAGTTGTTATTCATTTAAACATCGGTGAAGGATTGCGTGGCGTCGCCGCACTTATGGCAACTCAAATAGATGCAAATTCAGGTAGATAAAAATGAAACTAATCAGAGAAGAAATCGAATCAGTTAAGTATCTTGTAGAGACTACTAAGTCTGGCAAGAAATCACTGTATATCGAAGGAGTATTTCTCCAAGGAAACATCAAAAACCGTAATGGTCGTATGTATCCTATGGAAACTCTTCGTAAGGAAGTTTCTCGTTATAATGAGTCGAATGTTCAGTCTGGCAGAGCACTCGGTGAACTTGGTCACCCCGATGGTCCTACCGTGAATCTCGACAGAGTTTCTCACAAAATTGTTTCTCTTAGAGAAAGTGGTGATAACTTCATCGGCAAAGCAAAGATTCTAAGCACCCCAATGGGTAAAATTGCATCTGCTTTGGTAGAGGATGGCGTAAAACTCGGCGTTTCTTCTCGCGGTATTGGTTCACTTAGAACTACCAAAGAGGGTGTCAATATCGTAGGTGACGACTTCATGTTAGCGACTGCTGCTGATATCGTTGCTGATCCTTCTGCTCCTGATGCATTTGTTGAAGGAATTATGGAAGGAAAAGAGTGGGTTTGGGACGGTGGAATTCTGCGTGAAAAATATGCAGAACAAACTAAAAAACAAATTAATACACTCGTTGATCAGAAAAAATTAGAAGAACATAAGTTGGAGTTATGGGATAACTTCCTTTCTAATCTTTAATTTTATAAATAAATATAGTTTTTAATACCCGGCAATAACGGAGAGTTCAAATGTCTCGTGGAGATTTACAAGAAATGGAAGTAAAGACACAGCAATCCAAAACTGCTGTCAACGCTGGAGCTGCAGCTGCGGATCCTATGCCCAAACTTACAACTGGTGGTACACCCCCAACCTATGAAGATCTTGGTGGTCCTACCCCTGAGAACTATAAGACCGACGATGATTCAGCTAAGCTGAAGACACCTGGTGGAACTCTCAAGCAAGTTAAGGATATTGTAAACAAGGGCGCTGGTAAAGCAGATCCTATGCCTGCAGGCATGAAGGAAGAAGAGGAAGTCACCGACGAAGTAGTTGCAGAAGCAGAAGAGACGACCGAAGAGGAAGTAGTTGCAGAAGCAGAAACCACCGAAGATGAAGTTGTTTCCGAAGAGGAAGTAACTGAAACTGAGGAAGTCGTTGTTGAGTATAACGTTGAAGAAGACGTTAATGCTCTGCTTGCTGGTGAGGAACTCTCCGAAGAATTCCAAGAAAAAGCACGCACTATCTTTGAGACTGCAATCAATGCAAAGGTTGCAACCATCAGAGAAGAGTTAGAAGCAAAGTACGAAGAGAAGTTCGTAGAAGAAGTTGCTTCTGCTAAAGAGTCACTCGCTGAGCGTGTTGATTCTTATCTTGAGTATGTTGCTGACGAGTGGATGTCTGAAAATCAACTCGCAGTTGAAGCAGGCCTTAAGGCCGATATGAGCGAATCATTCCTGACTGGAATGAAGAGTCTTTTTGAAGAACATTATGTAACTATCCCTGAAGAAAAATATGATGTGCTTGAGAGCATGGTAGAAAAACTTGATGATATGGAGACAAAACTCAACGAGCAGATTGAGAAGAACATTACCCTCAACTCCAGACTCTCCGAGTCTGCTGCTGACGTAATTCTCAATGATGTTTCTGAAGGTCTTGCACAGACCCAGAAAGAGAAGCTTGCATCACTTGCCGAAAGTGTAGAGTTTGAAAGTGACGAACAATATCGTGGCAAGTTAGAAACACTGAAGGAGTCATACTTCACTCAGAAGAATGTTTCTACACCCGCTAAGACGGAAACCCTCTCGGAAGGCGTCGATTCGGCACCTGCTTCTGTAAGCGGTTCCATGGACGCATACATGAGAGCTTTGGGTTCCACCCTTGGCAAATAAACTGAATTTAACATTAAATCAAACGTAAACATTAACCCGTAAAGCAAATGTTCCAATCCGAACAATTGCAGGAAAAGTGGGCACCTCTCCTCAACCATGAGGGTCTCGATAAAATCGAAGACAACCATAAGAGAGCAGTAACCGCAACCCTGCTGGAAAACCAAGAAAAGTTCCTCCGCGAACAACAAGCATTTAATCAGTCTGGATCCTTCCTGGCTGAGCAACCTACCAACTCTGTTGGTAATGGTGGATACACCTCCTCAGGTGACCAAACCGTCGCTGGTTTCGACCCTGTACTGATCTCCCTGATCAGACGCTCCATGCCTAACCTGGTCGCTTATGACCTGGCTGGCGTTCAGCCTATGTCTGGTCCTACTGGACTCATCTTCGCGATGCGTTCTAAGTATAAGACTCAGGACGGTACAGAAACATTCTTCGACGAAGTAGATACCGCATTCTCTGGACAGAACGAAGGATTCGACCTCACCAACGGCATGTCTGGCGTTGCTGTTGGTATGGGTACTACCTCACAAGGTGGCACCAATCCTGGCGCTCTGAACCCCTCCAGTAACTCGACTCAGGCTGCATACAGCACTGGTCAGGGTATGAGAACCGATGATGCTGAGGATCTCGGCACTTCTGGTGACAACTTCAACCAGATGGCATTCTCAATCGAGAAGATCACTGTAACTGCTAAGTCCAGAGCTCTGAAAGCAGAGTACTCCTTAGAACTGGCACAAGACCTTAAGGCAATCCACGGTCTGAACGCTGAAGCGGAACTCGCAAATATTCTCTCTACTGAGATTCTTGCTGAGATCAACCGCGAAGTCATCAGAACCATCTACAAGACTGCTGAGTCTGGTGCTCAAGCAAACGTTGCTACCGCTGGCGAGTTCGACCTCGACATCGACTCCAACGGTCGCTGGTCTGTTGAGAAGTTCAAGGGTCTTCTGTTCCAAATCGAGAGAGATGCAAACCGCATCGCCCAAAGAACTCGTAGAGGAAAGGGCAACATCATCCTCTGCTCTGCAGACGTTGCTTCCGCTCTGACCATGGCAGGCGTACTCGACTACACCCCTGCACTCAACGCTAACCTGAACGTTGATGACACTGGCAACACCTTCGCTGGTGTTCTGCAAGGTAAGTATCGTGTATACATCGATCCTTATGCTGCAAATAGTGCTGCTAACCAGTACTACGTCGTAGGTTATAAGGGTACTTCCCCTTACGACGCAGGTCTGTTCTACTGCCCATATGTTCCCCTCCAGATGGTTCGTGCCGTTGGAGAGAACACCTTCCAGCCCAAGATTGGCTTTAAGACCCGCTACGGCATGGTCGCTAACCCATTCGCTGAAGGCACCAATGTCGGCGCAGGCGCACTTACGGTCAATGCTAACCGCTACTATCAGCGCGTTACCGTTAAGAACCTTATGTGATCCATCGGTTACATACCGCATACAGGACCCTTCGGGGTCCTTTTTTTATGCCTATAAATAGTCAATATTGTCTTTTCAAAAAATGGCATATCACATCAAAAGACCTAGTACTTTAAAAGCAGGAGCAACTGTATATCATACAGGTGGAAGTAACTGGTCGGAAGATTTTTCCGATAGAAAGGTTTATAATGATAATCCTACCGCAGTTATAGAAAATACTGATGGTAAGAATGGTGGTTTTTCTAATGCTACTATTGTATCCGAGTGATAACTAATGGCAACACAAAAATATAATGAGATAAGTTCTTCTCGTCAAATTGAAAATAGAAATTTCTTAAGTCCTAACGGGTTTAGATTTGCTTTGCGTAGATCTCCTCAAGTTGCATTTTTCTGCAACCAGGCAAATATACCCGACATGACACTTGGTGTTACCGAGCAACCAACATATTTAAAAAATATTCCTGTTCCTGGGGATAAGATAGAGTTTGGAGATTTAAATCTTAGATTTTTAGTTGATGAAGATCTTGGAAATTACATGGAAATTCAAAAATGGATTCGCGGACTTGGATTTCCAGATAGTTTAAATGAATTTGAATTATTAGAGGCACAAGCAGAAGTTTTTGGAAGATACACAAACGACCAAGATAACATTTATTCTGATGGAACTCTTAGTATTCTTTCAAGTAACTTAGTTCCTAAGTTTCAAATCTTTTTTAGAAACCTTTTTCCATATACTTTATCTACAATGACTTTTGATGCCACACAAACGGATCAAGAGTACTTTACAGCAGACGTGAGTTTCAAGTATGCTATCTATACAATCACTGATATGAACAACCAACCTATATGATCGACCTTGATAAACTTCAGGAGACCTGGGAAAAAGACTCTAAGATTGACATGGACAACCTTCATACAGAGTCCACGAATATTCCCTCTCTTCATGCGAAGTACTTTGAATTATACAATACTATCTTTTTGATGAGAAAAAAGGCAGAACAACAAAGAAAAAATATTAGGCATGAAAGGTATGAATACTTCAGTGGTAAAGCTGACCCTGATGTATACATAGAAAATCCCTTTCCCAAAAAAATTCGCGACAAGGATACAATGCAGAAATACCTTGACGCTGACGAAAAATTGTCTACAGTATGTTTGAAGATAGACTATTATGATACGATGCTTGTTTATATTGAAAGTATCTTAAAACAGATAACTAATAGAACATATCAAATTAAAAACGCAATAGAGTTCATGAGGTTTAATTCAGGACTAGGTTAATGGAAG